ATGGTACGCTCCAAACCCGATAAATCTCCCGCGGAAATCCGCTTTTTGCTGAATTGCCGCGGCCTGACCTTCGCGGACGTGGAACGGCGGTTCGGCCTGCCCGACGGCACCGGCCGGAACGCCTCGCGACGCCCGTATCACGCGGCAGAGATGGCGATCGCCGAAGCGCTCGAACTCCCTCCCTGCCAGATCTGGCCGAGCCGCTACGACCCGAAAACCGGGGAACGCCTCTCGCCTCAACCCAAGGGCAACTATACGAACCCTCCGCGCCTGCGCACCAGTCAAAAAGGAGACGCCGCATGAACATGGCGCCCTCCACGCTGACATGTCCGCTGCCCGAGCGTCTGCAACTCGCCGCCCGGCGGGTCGAGGAATCCCTCGATGCCGCCGAGACCTTGCAGGAACAGTACCTGACCGGCGCATTGCGGCCCCGCCGCCAGCCAGCCTTCTGGGGCGACATCGCGGTGCGGCGGGCGCTGATTGCCCTGCACCGGCAGGTCAGCATTCCCGAAGCGATCCTGATCTGCACCAGCCTGTTCGGTCCGGCACGCGCGGCTAAGCGCTCGGCGATCGGGCGGTTCTGGCTGGTGCTCGACAGCCTGGGAGATGCGGAATGAGCGCTCCCTTCGACACCAGCTCCGAAGCCATCCGCCGCCTGATCCGCGAACTCAACGACGCCACGTTCGATCAAGCCCTCGCGTTCACGGCGGCGAACATGATCCAGACGCTCGAAGCCGAGCGGGATCGCTTCGCGGTCGATGCCGCTCATGTAATCCGCACCTCGTCCTCAAAAGCCGTAAAGGCGGTGGAAGTTTACCTCTCTGCGCTGAGAGCGGCTCTCGAAGATGCGGCGACCAGCCTCGAAACCATCGCCCGAGATGGTGCGCGCAAGGGCACGCTGCTGGAAGACCGCTTGCAGATCTCCGGCTATGCGAACAGCCGCGCCCGCAGCGCCCGCAGCGCCGCGAAAGGCGGCCTCTGAGATGGCCCGCGATCGCCGCACGCTGGACATGTTCGACTGGTCGCCGCCGACGATGGTCCGTGCTTTCGAGGCGGCCAAGGTGCGGGCGGCGAGCCTGCGGGCGATGATTTCCAAGGGCGTCGCCCTGGCGCTGAAAGAGTGCGGCAAGCCGCGCGAGACAATATCGGAAGAGATCGGCGCATACCTGGGCGAGGACTGCCCGAAATCCATGCTGGACGCTTATGCCTCCGAATCCCGTGAAGATCACGTGATCAACGTGGTGCGCTTCGTGGCGCTGATCCACGCCACCCGCGACATCCGCCTGCTCAACATGATCGCCGATCAATTCGGTTGGGCGGTGATTCCCAAGAAATACTTGGCCGCTGCGGAAGAGGCGATCTGGAACGACAGGAAGGAATACGCGACGCAGCAGGGCCTGGCCGCGCGCCGCCGCTGGAAAGGGGGCATGTGAATGGCGTCGAAGCGCAACACCGGCGAGCGGATGCCCGACATTACCCGCGCCGACATCAAGGAGATCGCGGCGGCGCTCACCATCAGCCCGAGCCAAGCGAATCGTCGTGCATCTAGAGAAACTTGGCGTTACGACGAGGACATCCTTCCCACTGGAAACAAGTGCCGCATGTACCCGCTCGCGGGTCTGCCGTCGTCGGTCTACGACGCGGTATTGATCCACCGGAGTGAAGGCGCGCTGCGCGCCGCCCCGGTGGCGGAATCGAGCGGCGGCGAAGCCTATCGCCCGACGCGCAGCGCGGCCTGGAAGGCCGCCCCGACGCTCGGGGAGCGCGGGCGGCGGCGGATGGACTCCAGGCTTGAAATCATGTCGGCCTTCGACCGGTTTTCCCGTGGCGCGAAGGAGATCAGCGTCGCCCGCGAACGGTTCGTGCAGGCCTATGGGCAACGGCTGATCGACTGCCCCGCGTGGGTCTACGAAACGGTGCCGCACATCAGCACGCCGAGCCTCAAGCGCTGGGACGCGCCGCGCAAGGCGGGAACGCCCGAGAAGCTCTCTGGCAAGTACGGCAACCGCAAGGACACCGGGGTGTTCGCGCGGCATGAAAAGCTCGCGGATTGGATAGTCGCCTACATCACCAAGAAGCCGCAGGCCCACGTCACGGAAGTCTTCAAGGCCGCCGTTGCAACGTTCGGCCAGACAGTCGAGACGGTGGACCAGAAAACCGGCGAGATATTCCAGAAACCTCTGCCCAGCCAGCGCGGCTTCCAGCGGTTCATCGCGCAGTGGAAGGCCGATCACCCGGCGTTGTTTGCCTACGCCACCGACCCGGATGGCTACCGCAACAAGTACGAATACGCCGCCGGCGAGATGTACAAGAACATCATCCGCCGCAACCAGCTGTGGGAGATCGACGCTAGCCCCTCGGACGTGATGTGCACCGATGGGCGGTATTCGATCTACGCCTGCGTCGACATTCATTCCCGCTGGGGCCGCGTCCGGGTCACCAAGACGCCGAAGAGCCTTGCGGCGTTGCTGCTGATTCGTGACTGCATCCTCGGCTGGCGCGGCAGGCCGGAAACCGCCTGGGGCATGGCGGAAAAGCTGAAGACCGACAACGGCAGCGACTTCAAATCCCAACATTTCATGGACACCATCCGCCGCCTTGGCATCGAGCAGGATGTTTGCGCGCCGTATTCGCCGAAGCAGAAGGCGGCGGTCGAGCGCTTCATCGGCACGGTGCAGCAGCAGTTCATGGAAATGCAGCCGGGCTACGTGGGTCACAGCGTCACCGACCGGCGGAAGATCGAGTCGAGGAAGGCCTTTTCCCAACGCCTGGGGCAGGACGACGCGGACATTTTCAGCGTCGCGCTGACGGCGGCGGAACTCCAGGAGCGGCTCAACGAATGGACCGAGACGGTCTACGCGCGGCAGCCGCACGACGGCCTCGACGGCAAGACGCCGTTCGAAGTGCGCGCGGCGTATTGCGGCGCGGTCTCGATGATCCAGGGCGTCGGTGTCCTGGAGATGCTTCTGGCAGAACCCGCCGACAAGGGCGGGGCACGCACGGTGACCAAGAAGGGCATCAAGATCGGCAAGATCGACTACTACCACGCCGACCTGATGCCTGGGGAAACCGTCCATGTGCGGATGGACCCGGACGATCTCGGTCGGGTGTACGTCTACCGGGGCAATCCCTGGGAATTCGTCGGCATCGCCGTGAACCCGGAACGCGAGGGGATCTCGCGCGCCGCCGTCGCGGCAGAGGTCAAGGCCCGCCAGAAACAGAATCTCTCGGAAGCGATGCGCCAGATCCGCCGGGACCAGCGCGAAATCAACACCCGAACCATCAGTCTGGACATCATCCGCGACGCGCAGAAGCACTCGTCCTCGGTGACTGCTTTTCCTCCGAAATCTTCGCCCTATTCCACACCGGACATGGAGGCAGCGCAGGGTGCCGCAGATGCTCGTGAGAGAGCATCGAACCCGCCCCCCGTACAAGCACTTTCGCCCGAGGCGTTGGCCTCGGTGGAGGCCCGTCGCGCCGAGATCGCGGCGGAACTGGCTTCGCCCAAGGTGGCGGTGCTGCCGGAAAGCCCGAAGCAGCGCTTCACGCGGTTCTGGAAATTGCAACAGCGCATAGAGGCGGGGGAGGCCCTGCCGCCCGAGGATGCGCGGCAGCTGCTGGTCTATGTCGGCACGCCGGAATACCGCGCGCACACCAAGCTTCTGAAGGATTTCGGGCCGGACTTTTTGCAGGCCTGAAACGGTGAAGGCCCGGCGTTGCCGCGCCGGACCTTCGAAAACAACGTGCAAGAGGAATTGGCATAATGGCAAACGCCAAGACGAAAATCAACGGAACCATCGCCCCACTTGGCAATGTCGCCCGGTTTACCTCGCTCTTGGAGCGAGTGATGAACCGTCCCGAACATCTGCCGGGCATGGCGACGTTCTACGGTCCTTCGGGCTTCGGCAAGACCTTCTCGGCCACCTATGGCGCGCACCGCTATCAAGCCTATTACGTCGAGGTGGGGGAAAGCTGGACGAAGAAGCGGTTTCTCCAGGCGATCCTGGTCGAGATCGGCCTGCCGACCAACGGCAACATCCCCGACCTGGTGGATCGCATCATCGAGGCGCTGGCCATCGACAACCGACCGCTGATCGTTGACGAATTCGACCACGTCATCAAGCGCAACTACATCGAGACGGTGCGCGAGATCCACGACAAGGCGGCGGCTCCGATCATCCTGATCGGTGAGGAACTGATGCCGTCGCGCCTCTCCTCCCTGTCGGAACGGTTCCACAACCGCATCCTCGATCAGTGTCCGGCGCAACCCTGCGATCTGTCCGACGTCCGCCAACTGGCGCGGCTCTGGTGCCCGCAGATGGAAATCGCCGATGACCTGTTGCAGCGCATCCTCGACCTTTCCCACGGTCGGGTGCGCCGCGTGTGCGTCAACCTGGATCAGGTCCGCGAGGCGGTGGCGGTGGAGGGGCTGCCGTCGATCGATCTGCAGGGATGGGGCAACCGCCCGCTGTTTACCGGCGCGCCGCCCGCCAGCCGGAGGATCGGCTGATGGGGCGCAAGCCGCTGACTCGTGGGCCGAAGCTGACCGGGCAGGATGCGGCCTGGGCGGAAATCCGCCGTCTCGATCCTCTCGGCGCCTGGACGGTGAAGCAGGTGGAATACGCCAGCAATCTCTCTCGCGCGACGGTGATGGACTACGTCAAGCGTCTGGTCGCTGGCGGCGTGGTGATGTCCACCGGGGTGAACGGCGACACCGGCCAGGTGTTGTATTCGGTCGTCGTCGATTCCCGCGAAACGCCGCGTTTTACCCGCGACGGACGCCCGGTGGCAAAGGGCCTGGGCAACGCGCAGATGTGGCGCAGCATGAAGATGCTGAAGTCGTTCAACTCCCGCGACTTGGCCCTCGCTGCATCGACGGAGGAGGCGCAGGTGAGCGCGGAAACCGCCTCCTCCTACGCCAAGCATCTGTGGCGCGCGGGGTATCTGGTCATCGCGCGGGGAGCCTCGCGCGACGACCAGCGGCAGTACCGCTTGATTACCAGCAAAAACACCGGACCGAAGGCACCGCAGATCCAAAAGGTGAAGCGCGTCTTCGACCCCAACCTCGGCAAGGTGATGTGGGAGGAAGACCATGACGCTTAAGGATCGATCCTCCTCTGTCGCCGCCGCCCGCGCCGCCTGGGGCGAGGCCATGCCCGAGTGGGTGCGGGAACTGGCCGAATACACCGACCGTCGCGGCTCCCAGCGGGCGGCGGCGCAGGCCATCGGCTATTCGGTGGCGGTGGTCTGCAACGTCCTGAAGAACGCCTATCGCGGCGACATGGACAAGGTGGAGACCGCAGTTCGGGGCGGAATCATGCGGGAAACGGTGATCTGCCCGGTGCTGGGCGAGATCACCAAGCTGGTCTGCCTGCACAACCAGGCCCAGCCCTTCGCCACCACCAACAGCCAGCGAATCCGCATCTACCGCGCCTGCCGCGCCGGGTGCGAACACAGCCGCCTGAAAGGAGGCGATCATGCTCAGTGACGATATCAAGTCTCTGGCGGACAACCTCGGCCAGTACCGGGAGACCGGGGCGACGCTGACCCCGCAGGGTGTCATCGCCGTGTGCGTCATCCTGCGTCGCGCCACCGAGGACGCCCGCAAGTTGGAGGCCGCCGCCGCCGAACCGCGCGTCGATACCTCCGCCTTGCCCGGTAACGTCACCTCGATCATGGACCGGCTGGGGAAACCGCACGGCACCCGCGACTGGATACCGGTCTACGGAACCCGGCCCTACACCCCCACGGACCAGGGTCCGGGCGGTGCGGCATGATCGCCTATCGCACCAATCCGCCCGCCCCGGCTGCCGAAGCCTTGGCGCAGGCAGCCGTCACCCCGATCACCACGCCGGAAATCGGCATCGATGTCGAGCACTGCCTGTGGGCCGCCGCCCACGGGATCGACCCGCTGGATGTGATCCACGCGCTCGGCATGGCCTGGCCCGCCGAACGCTACCCCGAGTGGGCGGACGCCCTGCTCGCGGTGCGGGTCGCCGCCTCCCGCCTGCGCCGAGGCTCCGGCGGGCAGGCGCGCTACCAATCCACCACCAACCCCGGCTGCCGAAGCCTTGGCGAAGGCAGCCATCACCCCATCACCCACCGGAGGGCCGCTTGATGCTGTCCCGTCGTCAACGCCGTATCCGCCTGCGCAACGCGCTGCGCGTTATCCTCTCCATCCTCACCGCGCCCCTCGCGGCGCTGAAAGGCATCTGACCATGACCACCATGGAAGACATCACCAACCTCTGCCGCACCCTGTCGGCGGCGCGCAACGCCCTGGCGCAGGACGTCGCCCTGGCGCAGGCCGAGATCGATGCGGTCAAGGCCGCGCATCTGCCGGGCATCACCGCCCGCGCCAAGGACGTGTCCGAAGTCTTCGACGCGCTTTACGAGGCGGTGGAGGCCAACCCCGGCCTGTTCGCCAAGCCCAAGAGCCTGACCCTGTTCGGCATCAAGGTCGGATTTGCGAAGGGTCGCGGCAAGATCGCCTGGAAGGACAGCGACCAGGTGATCGCCCTGATCAAAAAGCACCTGCCGGAGCAGGCGGACCTGTTGATCGCCACCCGTGAAGCCCCGGTTAAATCGGCGTTGAACGGCCTGCCCGTCGCCGACCTGCGCCGCATCGGCGTCACGGTGACCGAGGCCGGAGACCGCGCCATCGTCATCCCGCAGGACGGCGACCTGGACCGGATGGTCGCGGCGATTTTGGGCGACCCCTCCACCTCCGCCGAGGCTTCGGCGGACAGGTCCACCAGCGACGCCAGCGAAGAGGAGGCCGCGTGATGTCTTTCCTTTTGACCCTCGAAACCCTCTCCGACGCCCGCCTCGCTGCGACCATCGATAACGCTGGGCACGGCGCACTTATCGTCGGCGTGGTGGAAATGCGTTCCGAGTTGTTGCTCCTCGTCGAGGACGTGATCGACCTCTGTGACGAACTCGCGGCACCGAACGGCGAGACCGGAGACCTGATCGCCGAACTCGCCGAATCCGCCGACGAATGGGCGATGGCCCTTTACGTTGACGGCAAGAGAATCGGCAAGCTGGTCTATCACGAGGTGCGCGCCGCCTTCGACGCGCGGCCCTCCCCAAAATTGATCGTTGCCGACCTCCAGCCGGAAGGCGGGGTATCCGAACAGATGCGTGTGGCTCTGGCGGCGGCGCTGTCGAGGATGAAGCAGGACCGCAATGATCTGGCGGAACTCGGATCGGATATTCGGCGCATCGGCAAGGCCGAATACGAACTGATCCCTGAAACACTGGACCCGGAATATACCGACGGCGTCGCGGAATACGACCGGGTCATTGCACTCTGCTGCGCCGCGCTGGAAGGCGGTGCGGCATGAGCAAGCGCAAGCCCTCCCGCGTCTATCGCGTCGAGATGGTGCATGGGATGGCGCCGGTCTATGTGCTGGCCCGTCACCAGAAGGGCGCGGCGATGGTCGCGCACCTTGAAGGGCTCCCCGTCAGCCTCGCCAGTAGTGATATCCGCGAGGTGGATGAAAGCTATCGCCCCCGCTGCATCAATTATTGCGAAAAGGGGGCGTCATGACCGCTCTCAATTTCCAGGCGCGGTTTGCCGCCTCCGTCGCGGACGGGACCAAGCGTCAGACCATCCGTGCGGAGCGGAAGGATGGGCGGATGCCCTGTCGCACGGGTCATGACCTGCACCTTTACACCGGTATGCGTACCCAGTCGTGCCGACGGCTCCGCACCGCTATCTGCACCTCGATCTGGAGGTTCGAGATCAGCCGAAACCCGAAGTTTTCGCCGGGCATCAGGCTCGGCGGCGTGGTCCTAAACCGCGAGGAGACCATCGCTCTCGCCCAGGCTGACGGCTTTACTTCGGTGACGGAAATGGTCGAGTGGTTCCGCAACACCCACGGTCTGCCGTTCAGCGGCTGGCTGATCAAGTGGGACGAGGTTACGTCATGACCGACGCCACCCCGACTGCCGGAGCCTTGGCGCAGGCAGTGCGCACCCGCCTGCCGAACCGGCGGCCCTCGCTGATCGAGGAGGTCACTATCAACGGCCTGCCGATGACGGTCACCGTCGGCATCGACCCCACCACCGGCAAACCGCTGGAGGTGTTTCTCAACGGCGGGAAGGAAGGCAGCGCCTTCGACGCCGTCGCCTCCGACGCCGCCGTGGTGGTGTCGATCGCGCTGCAACGCGGCATCCCCGCCGCCGATCTGGCGCACTCCATCGCGCGCATCCCGCTGGGGCCGACCCGGCCCGAGGATCTCGATGGCCGCATCGTCCCCACCGTGCCCGCCAGCCCGATCGGTGCGGCGCTGGACGTCATCATGCACATCGACGGGGGTGCCCCCGCATGACCCCCCGCGCCGTGTCCCCCGCCGAACTGCGTTGCGTCCTGGCCGATCTGGCCCTGGTGGCGGCGGGGTTTGTGCGGGGTCGCGGTCGGAACGGTGCGCGGGCGGCTTTGCTGGTCGCCCTCGCCAACGCCAACCAAGCCTTGAGCGCCGAAGATCTACCCGCCGAAGCCATGACCACCGAAGCCTCGGCGCAGGTGGTCACGGCGCAGGCGGGCGCCTCCGACGCTGAAGCATTGGTTTGCACCACCGCCAACTTGCGGCAACTGGCCGCCGAGGCCGACGCCGCAACCCGTGTTCGCCCCGGCTACCGCGCAGACCTGGAGGGATGATGATGAGCCTATTTGCACCAGCTGGACTTGGTACCGCCGTCGTAGGTGCGGGCGAGGTGGGCCTTGATCAGCGCTTTGCCGACGTCGCGCCCCTGCGGGTCGGCGATCTTGGCGACGACGCGCCCGCCGTACTTGTCCTGCTCGACATCGGAGAGCCGCACCACCGCACCCTCGGGCAAAGCGGCGCGTGTCGCCGCGCTGGCGCGATCTGCCAGGGCCGCTTCCGCCGCGCACTTCGCCCGGCTGCCCTTCTCGGGGGTATCGATCCCCGCCACCCGCACCCGCGTAGTGATCGTCATGTCCAGCCAGGGGAAAGCGCGCACCTCAACCGTGTCGCCGTCGATCACCCGCACCACCACCGCCTCGATCGGGCCGGGGATGATCTCCCCGGCCTGGGCGGGCGCGGCGAAAACAATCAGTGCGAGTGCAAGGGCGGTGCGCATGCACGCAGTATTGCCGAACCGAGGGAGAACGACAAGTGAACGGTGAACTCTTCCCATCCTCCCATCTGGCCGGGGTGCGGCCTCACAGCAGCTTCGCCAGCCTCGCCGAGCAGGCCGCCGCCGCCGAGGCGTGGGAAACTCCGGCTTGGGCCGCCGCCGCGATCCATGTCGTCGAAATCTGCTCCCACGTCGTCGTCGATCCGTGTTGCGGCACGGGCATCCTCTCCCGCGCCGCCGCTGCGCGCGGCTACGACGTGCGCGCCGCAGACCTCTACGATTGGGGTTACGACTGCATCTCGGCACTCGGACAGGACTTCCTGACCAGCGAGATGGTCGGGCATTGGTGTGCCGGAAACACCGTCCTGATGAACCCGCCGTTTTCGCTGGCCACGCAATTCGTGGATCGGGCGCTCTCGTGCGGCGCGCGCAAGGTGGTGTGTTTCCAACGCCAGGCTTGGCGAGAGAGCCAGACCCGTCGCGCCTGGTGGGAGGCGAACCCGCCTGCGCGCACGTGGCTCTGCGGCGACCGCGCCACCTGCTGGCTGTTCGGCATTCCACCGGAGTACCGCAAGGGCGGCACCCCGGTTCCGCACGCTTGGTACGTCTGGGAGCGCGGACACAAGGGCGTCGAGAGTGTCGGCGCGATCTGGAAGGACATGGTGCGATGACCCGCAACCCGATGCTCGCCAAGGTGCATATCGCCCGCAAGGAACTGGGGCTGGACGAGGATTCCTATCGCGACGTGATGGAGCGCATCACCGGCCAGCGCAGCGCCGCCGCACTGTCGGATCGGCAGTTGTCCGCCCTGCTGGACGAGTTCAAGCGCCTAGGCTTCAACCCCCGTTCAACTGGGGCGAAACGGGCCGGTCAACGCCGCATGGCGACCTCTCCGCACGCGGGCAAAATCCGGGCGCTGTGGATCACCCTCTACAACCTCGGCCTGATCGAGACCCCGACCGAGGCCGCCCTGGCCGCGTTCGTGCGGCGGCAGGCGAAGGTCGAGGCGTTGCAGTGGCTCAAGCCCGCCCAGGCGGACAAGGTGATCGAGGCCCTCAAGGCGATGGCGACGCGCGGAGCCGGGGTGGACTGGTCACCCTATCAAGTCACCGTCAGTTGGTGCGCCGGTCGCCCGGTGGCCGGTCTGGTCGATCGCCCCCGCCTGCGGGTGATCGAGGCGCAATGGCATCGCCTGGGCGCTCTCGGCGCGCTGCGCAATCGCTCGTCCTTCGCGGCTGCCGAGTTCGCGGCAAGCGTTATCAAGTCGCCCTGCAAGATCGGCCTCGTCAACCTCACCGATCCCCAGGCCGACCGGGTGATCGAAACCCTCGGCACCATGCTGCGCAAGGCTCTGGCCAAACAAGCCGCCTCCGCCAAGGCTACGGCGGACAGGGCCGCCGCGCGAAAGGAGGGGTGATGGCACGCCAACCTGACCTGTTCGACCGTCCGCCACGCCGCGCACCACGCGTGATGATGCACGCCGAAGATTGTGGAGAGTTCCCGGACGGCAAGATGGCGGTGTTCCTGGTCTGCCCGAAGTGCGGCCATAAAACTGGCTGGGTTTACGGCGATTGGCTAGACATGCGCCGGGGGCGGCCTTGTCCGGTTTGCAATGGTGATTCGTGATGGACGCCCCGGTCCTCAGCACTCCGGCCCTGCATCGCACCCGCTGCGCCATCCACGCGTTGCGGCGGGCGGAGCAACGCGGCGTGGATCTCGGCCCGGCGGATATCGCCGCGATCGAGGCGGCGATTCGCGCCCTGGCGGTGGCCTGGGTCGGCGGGCCGGGGGTCGGCGGCGACCCCAACCGCTACTGGTTCCGCGCGCGGCATGGCAACACCCGTTGCCGCGTCCTGTGGGACGCGCGGCTCGATTGCATCGTCACCGTCGTCGAGGCGGGGGCACCGCGATGAATCCGATCCCGCTGCCGCACGGTCTGCAACAGATCGCCGACGCCGCCGGGATCGAGGCAGCATTGACCATCGCCTTGGCGCGCGCCGGGTCGCGTCTGGTGGTTCCTCAACGGGCAGAGGGGTCGATTCTCGAAGAGCTGGTGGGGATTGACGCAGCCCGGCAAATCGCGCAGGCTCTGGCAAACGAGCGCATCGAGATCCCGCAGGCGCGGAAGGTGCTCAACCGCTGGCTCCGCGAGAAGGGGTGGAGCCAGGAAAAGCGAGCGATGAAGCTACGCTTGGCACGACGAACCGTGCAGTATTGGGACAACGATAACACCCCATCCCGCCAAGCCGATCTGTTTGGCACATGATTTCGGCGCAACGCTTGCGCCAAAAACTTCCAACAGCAAATCCGCGACACTGACCCCGCAAAGCCCACTGCGGGGATAAAGCCGTGCCGCGTCTGTCGAAACCCATCCTGTCCATGATCGCCGCGGGGACCGGTGCCCTGGCGATCGCCTCGGCTTTTGTCGGCGACGAGGAAGGTCTGGCCCTGCAATCGTATCAGGACGGGGCCAGCCGATGGACGATTTGCCAGGGCATCACCGAGGGTGTCCAGCCCGGCCAGACCGCAACCGAGGCTGAGTGCACCGCGCTGTTCGCCAGCGAGATCGGCAAACGCTTGGCCGCCGTCGATAAGATGGTGACGGTCCCGATGACCCAGGCGCGCCGCGCCGCATTGACGTCCGTCTGCTACAACATCGGCATCGACGCCTGCCGCCGCTCCACCCTGATTCGCAAGATCAACGCGGACGATCCATCGGCCTGCGACGAGATCCTGCGCTGGGTCTATAGCGGCGGCGAAGATTGCCGCAATCCGAAATCCAAGTGCCGGGGTATTCCCCTTCGCCGTGAACGGGAGGCCGCGCTGTGTCGTATGTGATCGCCTGGATCGTCAAGACCGTGGCGCGGTGGTTCTGCGGAGGCGACACCGCAAAAGCCACCGGCATCGTCGGATGGGTGGGGTTTGCCGTCGCCGTCCTCGGGGCCGCGTTCCTCAGCGGCTACACCGTCCGCACCTACTACCGCGCCGAAATCGCCGAAATCCGCGCCGCCGCCTCCGCCGCCGAGGCTGCACAGAATCGCCGCGTGCTGCTCCGCGAACGCGCCGAGCGCGACGCCATCACCGCCAGGGATAACGCCTATGCCCAAATCGCCATCGCCCGCGAACAGGCCGTGGAGGATTCCGCTCGCCTGTCTGGCCAGCTTACCGCTGCTCTTGACCGCCTGCGCCGTGTCGCCGCCACAGGGCGCGGCGGAATGCCCGCAACCGCCCCCGGCGTCGACCAGTGTGCGGACCTACGTGCCGCCCTCGGTCGGGCCGTTGGAGCGTTGGATCTCCTCCAAGCGGCAGGCGATCAAGTTGCTCGAGACGGACAGTACGGCGTCGACGTCGCCACCGACGCCGCCCGCGCCGCCGCCTCAATGACACCGGAGGCCGCACGGTGACGGACATGATCGACGAGGCGCAGCAACTGGCCGATGACCGCCGCGCGGACGCACTCGCCGCGCACCGGATGCGTGCCGCCCCCACCACCCCCGGCCCCGGCATCTGCATCGACTGCGGTTGCGCCATCGAGGCCGAGCGCCTGACCGCCTGCCCAACCGCCCGACGCTGCCTGGACTGCCAAGAACGCCACGAGAGGACGCGATGACCCTGACCTACGAGACTGCGGACATCGTGCTCCGCCTGCTGCAAATCCTGGTACTGCCCGCGATGATCTGGGTGTTGCGCAGCTTCACCTTGATCAACAAGGAGATTGCGGCGCTTCGCGAGCGGCTTTCGACGGCCGAGGCACGGCTGAACGACGTGCCGTCCGGGAACGAGTTGCACGACATCTCGCTCTCGGTCGTGGGGCTACGGGGCGACATCAAGGGGCTGGACGAGCGCCTGACCGGCGTCGATCGGCTGGTCGAGCGGATGGAGAGGATTGTTTCCCGTCAGGAAACCTACCTGCTGAACGGAGTCAGAAAGTGAACTACCAGGATTTCGTCGCCGAAAACCGCCGATTGGCGCTTTTGCGTTTCCTCGCCAGTGACGCCGACTATGCAATGAACGACAGCGTGATCCAGACCGCCCTCGGGTCGATCGGGCATGGCGTTTCGCGCGACGTGGTGCGCGGCGACTTTTCCTGGCTGGCCGAGCAGGGTCTGGTGCGTGTCGAGGTGGTGATGGACAAAATCCACGTTGCCACCATCACCGCGCGCGGTCTCGACGTCGCCTCGGGCTGCGCGATTGTGCCCGGCGTGGCCCGTCCCGGCCCGGAGGGCTGACCATGCCGCGTCGCTCCCGTGTCGAGACAGACCTGCCGAAGGACGTCCGTATCTGGCTGGAGAGGGCGCTCGCAGACGGCAACTTCAGTGGATACGAACAGCTCTCCGCCGCTCTGGCGGAGAAGGGCTTTTCCATATCCAAGTCGGCGCTGCACCGGCACGGCCAGAAGATGGAGGCGACCCAGCGCCTTCTGCGCGACGCGCGGATGGTGACCGAGAGCTTGGCCGCCGAGCTGGGCGACGCCGCCATTCAGGGCAAGCAGGGCCGCGTGCTGGTCGAAACCACCCGCGCGCTGGTAACCCAAATGCTGGAAAAGCTCGCGGGCGGCGACGGGACCATGACGCCCAAAGACGCGATGATGCTCGGCAAGGCGCTCGCCGAACTTGGCCGCGCGCTGCGTTTCGATCAGGACTTCGAGACCAAGGTCCGCGAACAAGTGGCGAAGGTGGAGCGCGAGAAAGCGGCCAGCACTGCCGCCACCGCTGCCACGGATGCGGGCGCGACCGAGGACCAGGTAGCCTTCATCCGTGCGAAGATCCTCGGCATCGACGGGCGGCTCGATCATGGCTGAAGACACCGGCCCCACCGTCGTCGTGCTATCCGACACTCGCGTCAGCGAACGCGAGGAGAAGGAAGCCTTCGACCTGGTCGAGGACATCCAGCAAACGCGCGAAACCCGCAATCTCAAGCCCGCCGACGTGCCCGCCATCCTGCTGCCCTATCAGATCAAATGGCATCAGGATCTCCGTCCCGTCCGTATCGCGAAAAAATCGCGGCGCATCGGCTTTTCCTGGGGGGCTCTCGCCGCCGAGTCCGTCCTGGAATCGATGCCCGCGAAGGGCGGAATGGATCAGCACTATATGGGCTACAACCAGGGCATGGCCGCCGAATACGTCGGCGACTGCGCCTTCTTCGCCAAGGCGTTCGGCGCGGCGATCCGCGAGCGCAGCGTCTGGAAAACCAGCCTGCTGATCAACAACGAGCGCACCGACATCCTGCGTTACAAGGTGATGCTCGCCAGCGGCAAGAAGATCGAGGCGCACAGTTCCAACCCACACAACTGGCGCGGTCGCAAGGGGCATGCGCGCATCGATGAGGCGGCCTTTCACCAGGATTTGAAAGAGGTGATGAAGGGTGCCATGGCGTTCCTGATGTGGGGCGGACGCGTCGACGTGGTCTCTACGATGAACGGCGAGGACAACGCCTTTACCGAGATATGCCGCGAGATCGAGGCCGGTCAGAAGCCGCGCTACAGCCTGCACCAGGTCACCTTCACCGATGCCCTGCGCGCCGGGTTCTACGAGCGCGTCTGCCTGATCCTCGACAAGGTCTATTCCCGGACTGCGGAAACCGACTACGAGGACGAGGTGCGCGGCAGCTACCTCTCGGCCGAGGACGCGGCGGAAGAATTGGACTGTGTGCCGAAGCGCGGCAGCGGGGCCTACTTCACCCGCATGTTGATCGAAAGCCGCCAGGAAAAGGGCGTCCCGATCCTGCGGTTGCGCAAACCGCCGGAGTTCGTGCTCGACCCCAATCGGCTCAATGTTGTCCGCGAGTGGATCGAACAGGTGCCCAAGCCCGTGGTCGATGCCATGCCCACCGACCGCCGCACTGCGCTGGGGTGGGACTTCGGGCGCACCGCCGACCTTTCCGTCGCTTGGCCGCTACAGGAGGTTTCCTCAACCCTCTGGCGCACCCCCTTTCTTCTGGAACTGCGCAACATCCCCTTCGATTGCCAGACGTTGATATCCGACTGGTTGTTGGAAAATCTGCCGCTTTTCCACCACGGCAAGTACGACGCCCGCGGCAACGGCCAGAGCCACGCCGAGCACGCACAGCAGAAGTTCGGCGTGAACAAGATCGAGGCGGTGATGGCCTCCGCCAGTTGGTACGCCGTTCAGTTTCCACTCTACAAACAGGCCTACGAGGGCAACATCTTGGTGCCGGAAAGCGAAGACGTGATCGCCGATCATCGCTTGGTGGTGCTCCACAAGGGCAACCCGACGATGGCCGACACCCGCATCAAAGGCTCCGACGGACTGCCGCGCCATGGCGATTCCGCCATCGCAGGTCTGCTCGCCTGGGCGGCGGCACGAGAAGAAAACGACAGCATGGGCGATTGGAGGAAACTCGGCAAATGAGCAAGAAATCGGGCAAGGCTATCCGCACCGGCGACGGCTTCGACAGCGTCGCCGCGCGCCTGGGGCTGGGGCAGGACAACATGCTGGCGCAGTCCGGCTATATGCCTGGGCGGTCCATCACCCTGAATCCGGCCGAACTGGACGATATGTACCAGACGTCCTGGGTGGTCGGGCGCATGGTCGACGTGGTGGCCGAGGACATGACCCGCGGCGGCATCACCATCCAGGCGCAAATGGATCAGGGCGACATCGACAGCCTGCTCGCGGCGATGACCAACGCGGGCGTCTTCGGTCGGATCTCCGGAGCCATCAAGTGGGCGCGGCTCTATGGCGGCGCGCTGGCGATCCCCCTGATCGACGGACACGATCTGTCCGTGCCTCTCGATCTTTCCCAGGTGCAACAGGGCAGCTTTTGCGGCCTGCACGTCCTCGACCGGCATCAGGTCACGCCGTCGCAGGAGGTGATCAAGGATCTGGGACCCATGCTCGGCTATCCCGAGTATTACACGATCAACGACGGCGGATTGGATGGTAAGCGGATCCACTACACCCGCGCGCTGCGCTTCATCGGCGTCGAGTTGCCGTATCGCCAGCGACTGACGCAGCAGCATTGGGGCGGATCGGTGGTGGAGCGCGCCTTCGACCGGATCCTGGCGCTCGACAGTTCGACCTATGGCGCCGCGAATCTGATGCTCAAGGCGTATTTGCGCGTGGTCGGTGTGAAGAACCTGCGCAAGATCCTCGCCGAGGGCGGCCCGGCGGAGGCGGCCCTGGTCAAGATGATGACCTTCGTCCGTCAGATGCAGAGCAACGAGGGCCTGACCGTCCTCGACAGCGAGGATATCTTCCAGGCGCACAACTGGAGCTTCGCGGGGGTTTACGACGCGTTGCAGGCGTTCGCCGAACAGATATCCGGCGCCACCGGCATTCCGCTGGTGCGCCTGTTGGGGCAGAGCCCAAAGGGGTTCTCGACCGGCGATTCCGACCTCAAGATGTACTACGAGACGATCGCCACGCAACAAGAGGACGATCTGCGCGGACCTCTGGCGGTAATCCTCGGCGTGCTGCATCGGTCGGAGTTCGGGCAGCCCCTGCCGGACGGGTTCAATTTCAAGTTCAACCCCCTCGCCATGCCGTCCGAGTTGGAAAAATCGCAGATCGCCACGGCGGACGCCCAGGCGATCGCCGCTCTGTTCGGTGCATCGGTCATCACCGAGGCGCAGTCCCTGGCGGCGCTGCGCGAGACCTCTCGCATCACCGGACGTTTCAGTTCGATCACCGACGAACAGATCGCGGCGGCCGAGGCATCGGTGGCGGCGCCGCCGGTGCCCGACCTGGACGATCCCGCGATGCCGCCGCCGGAGGAAGCCGATGCCGCCCGCGGGCAGTAAGCCGGTCCCGGCCAAGCCTTGGCCCGGTCTCAAGTGGGGGTGGCAGGACGCCGCCGGCGGCGCGCCGAACTGGCGATCGCCGCGCGCGGCGGAGATTGCCTATCAGCGTCAACTGAAAAGCGTCGCCGGACGGATCCGCCAGATCGTCACCGGCGGCACCGATCCGGCGGGGAAGCAGACCCTGCTGCGCAAATTCGCCGAAACCCTCGGCCCCTGGGCCGAGGCGGCGGCGACGCGCATGGCAACGGATGTCGACCGCCGCAACGCCGCGATCTGGCAAAAGGCGGCGGGAAAGATTTCCGCCGGGCTGAAGCAGCAGTTGCTCGCCGCCGTCGACGGCGTCACCCTGGCCGACGTGATCCGCCGCAACGCGCAATCGATCATGGATCTGCCTCTCGGCGCGGCGGGCAGAATCGGCGATCTGGCCGCCAAGGCGATGACCTCCGGCATGCGAGCCGAGACCCTGACCAAGCGAATCGCCGAATTGGCCGACGCCTCCGAGGGCCGGGCGCGGAGCATCGCGCGCACCGAAGTCAGCAAGGCCTCGACCTCGCTGACCCGTGTGCGGGCGGCATCGGTGCAATCCGAGGGGTATATCTGGCGCACCTCTCGCGATGGCGACGTGCGCGACAGCCACGCCCACATGGAGGGCAAGTTCGTGCGCTGGGACGATCCGCAGCGCCTGGACGGCATGTCCGGCCATGCCGGGGAATTTCCCAACTGCCGCTGCTATCCCGAACCGGTGATCCCGCGCGAGGACGCCGGCGCGGCTGCGCCGCGTACCTATCGCTCGCCGCTGCCGACCGCCGAGGAGGTGACGGAAAAGCCGCAACTCGGCCTGCTTTCGACCTGGGAACTGGAAAAGAAGGAGATCGTGCCGCACCGCGACGGCGAGCCGCTGCCCGGCGCGGATCGCGCGGTGCTCGACGTGCGGAAACTGGCGGGCTATGCCCTCAACCCCGATCATCCGGTCGGCGGACACAAGGCGCGGGTGATGGCCGCCGCCCTCGGCGTCGGTCCCGGCGACGCCGACATGGTCCGCAACCAGGTGCTGACGCAGCTGCCGCAACTGGCGGCGGCGCGACCGGACCCGACGAACGGCGCCAAGGTCACCGATCGGGATGGCGAACGGTTTACCGTCCGCGTCCCCGTCACCGGTCCCAACGGGCAGACTGTTGAGGTTGTGACCGCATGGATATATGATCGACCGAGAACCCAGAAGCAGGCGCAGTCCGACGCGCCGCGGCTGGTCACCCTATTCATACCGCGACAGGGAGGCGGACGATGACCCATTACGACGACGGCGCCGTCCTTCGCACCAGGCGGGCGTTCAGCGGGGTCGGTCTGGGCGACGGTCAGGCCTATACGTTCCCGGCGGGAGCCTTGTGCTCCGTGGTGACGCCGGGCGACGGACATTGCGAAGTGGAATTCGTGGTGCCGTTCCCGGACGGCAGCGAGTGCGTACTGGCCACGGTCGAGGATGGGGATGCCGAAACGGTGCCCCGTTCCGCCTGGACGGCCCTGGCCGCCGAATAAGCCCGCCCATGCATTTCACGCCCCGACGGCACCCGTTGGGGCTTTTTCTTCGAGTTCGCGTTCCTGCCCCGTTAAATGGGTGTTTAACGGCGGCGTTTCGGCCCCGCCCGCATCCACACTTGGCAGGTGATCGGTTCCGGCGTAGGCTCTGACCGTCGCCGATCGGCCCGACACCCGTTCCGCGATATACTCCCTTTCGATCCCGCCGACACCCCTGGGGCGCAACCTTGCGCCCTTATTGGTGTGCGCCGCAAAGGCGATGATGCCGTCCTGACCAGGAGGCATCGTGGCGCGGTTTTTCGTTAATTCCCGTATATCCGAACGCATCGCGGAAACCCCCGAGGGGTATCTGCTGTGCGGCGCCGTGCCGATCGCCCGCACCGGATCCCTCGACTATCTGCCGGACGAGGTCGGCATTGCCGCCGCCGCCGGAACTTCCGTCGTCACCGTCTATCGGTTGGAAGAGGACCTGTTCACTCCGGTGAGCATGGCCTCGTTCGAGGGCAAGCCGGTAACCGTCGATCATCCGCCCGAGGACGTCACCCCGGACAACTGGCGCGATCTGGCCGTCGGCCATGCCCAGAACGTCCGCCGCGGCGTGGGGGCGGAGGCCGATCTGCTGCTGGCCGATCTGTTGATCACCGACGCGGGTGCCATCAAGGCGATCCGCAAGGACGGCGTCCGCGAGATCAGTTGCGGTTACGACGCCGAATACGAGGCCGTCGCCACCGGCGTCGGTCGTCAAACCCGCATCATCGGAAACCACATCGCCCTGGTCGACGCCGGTCGGTGCGGTCACCGGTGTGCCATCAGGGACAAGGATAGCACCATGACCACCCCCAAGCGCGGATTGCTGGCCGCCCTTTTCGGCAGCCCGGCGATCAAGAAGGCGATCGACGCCGACCCCAAGGCCAAAAAGGCCCTGGACGAAGCGGTCGCCCAGGAAATCGAACCGGGCAAGGACCCGGTGAAGGCCGCCGACGAGGACCCGGCCAAGGCCTGCGACGAAGATCCGCAGGCGGAGATCCTGCTGTTGCTGCGTTCGATCATGCAGAAGCTGGACGCCGCCGGCGCGCCCGCCGCGACCGGCGAGGACGAGGACCCGGACGTGATGGCCACCGACGAGGCCGCCGCCGAGGAAAAGACCGACGACGAGGATCCGCAGCCGAAGCCCGCCACCCAGGATGCCGCCCGCCGTACCGCCGATTCCGGCGTGGTGGCGGCGGCGACGATGATCTGCCCCGGCCTGGCCGCCCGCGTCGGCGACAGCGCCACGCTGATCAAGCGCACCGCCCTGCGTTCCGCCAAGGACGAGGCGGTGCGCCGCACCATCGATGCGGTGCTCGGCGGCAAGCCGATCGCCGCCGCCGATCGCGCGACGCTCGATGCCGCCTTCGCCGCGGCTTCCGAGGTCGCCCGTGCGCGCACCAACCGCTCGGTCGCCGACTCCCTGACCGCCATTCCCGGCGTCGCGGCGAAGTCCGGCGTCACCGCCACCACCCCGTCCGATTTGAACAAGCTGTTCGCGGACCATCGCAAGGGAGCGAAATGATGACCGTCTACGACCGTTCCATGCCGGGGGGCATCCCCGGCGCCGTCACCCGCCCCGCCAATTCGGTCTTGGAGCCCGTGCTTCTGGGCGCCGCGTCCGCGCCCGGCAAGCCGTTCGCGATCAATGCCTCTGGCAAGGCGATCCAGGCGGTGACCGCCGCGTCGGTGAAGGGCGTGCTGGTGCGCGCCTATCCGACCCAAAGCTCCGCGACCGCTCTCGGCGTCGGCGTCCTGGACGCCAACACCGTGCAGGACGGCCTGCGGTCGGGCTGGATCGCCGTGCAGTTGTCGGCTGCCGAAACCGCCGCGGCGGTGAAGGGCGCGGCGGTGAAGCTGGTGGAGGCCGCCGCCGATGGGTTCGCCATCGGCGAGTTCGCCATCTCCGCCGGCGTCGCCATCCCCGGCGCCGTCTTCACCGGCCCGGCGGATTCCACCGGCGCCGTCGAAATCGAATTCAACGTCTGAGGGCCATCCGATGTTCACCTATGACCGCCGTACCATCGACTCCACCGGCGCCTTCCTTCAGGGGGAGCTGGAGAAGCTCGATGCCACCGTCAACCTGCCGCTGGTCGAGGTGACCTGGCAGCGCGACATCGACCTGCGCGAAGACGTCGTGATGAGCGACGAAAGCGCGGGGTTCACCCTTTCCAACTTTGCCGCCGCCGGTGCCTTCGGCGCGGGCAAGAAGGCGTGGGCCGGGCGCAATTCGACCGCGCTGACCAACGTCTCCGTCGATATCAGCAAGACGACGCAGCCCCTGCACCTGTGGGGCATGGTTTTGAACTGGAGCGTGATCGAACTGGAGGCCGCGCAGCGGCTCAACCGGCCGATCGACGCCCAGAAGTACGACGGCATGAAGCTGAAGAACCAGATGGACATCGACGAGATGGTCTATATCGGCGACGTCGACGTCGGCGCCGTCGGCCTGATCAACCACCCGTCCATCCCGCCTTATGCGTTGCAGGCGGACTATGCCAACGATCCCGCCGACGAGATCCTCGCCGACCTCAACAAATACCTGGAACACGCCTGGGGTCGTGCCGGATACACTCTCGCCCCCGACCAGCTGCGCTTGCCGCCGGTCAAGTTCGCCGGGCTGTTGCGTCCGGTGACCGTGGGCGGCGATCGCACCATTCTCGACTTCGTGTCGAAGCAGTGCGTCAGCGCGGCGAAGAACGGCCGCCCGCTGGAAATTCAGCCGCTCAAGTGGCTGACCGGCGCGGGCGTCGGCGGCAAGGACCGCATCGTGTCCTACACCCGCGACAAGAAGTACGTCCGCTTCCCCCTGGTGCCGATGCAGAAGACGCCGTTGGAGCAGCACCTGCTGCAACAGCAGACGGCCTATTACTGCAAGTTCGGCCAGGTGGAATTCGTCTATCCCGAAACCATCGCCTACGGCGACGCGGCGTAAAGGAAAAACACCATGCCGACGATTCGCGTACTCCTTCCGTTCTACTTCTCCGCCGACAAGAAGACCCCGGCGCGCCTGTTCGCGCCGGGAGTGCAGACCCTGACCGACGACGAGTTCAAGCACTGGTTCATCCAGGGGTGTCTGGCCAACGGTCGGGCCGAGGAAGCGGTGGATCCAGCGGTGCTGGCCGCCATCGAGGCCACGAAGAAGGCGGCCGAGGAAGAAGCCGTCAAGGCCGCCGCCGAGGAGGCCGCGAAGAAGGCCGAGGCCGAGGCTGCCGCCATCGAGGCCGCGAAGACCGACGAAACCGCCGAAACCTCCAAGAAGAAGGGCAAGTAGGCATGACCCCGGCCGCCTTCCGCGCCGTGATGACCGCCTTCGCGGATCCGGAAAAGTTTCCGGATCCGCAGGTGCAATTCTGGCTGGATCAAGCCGAGGCGCAGCTTCCGGCGGCGCGGTGGGACACCCTGCTCGATATGGGCGTGATGCTGCTGACCGCGCATCGGCTGACGCTGGCCGCCGCCGCCGCGCTGGCGACGGACGGCACCGGCGGGATGGATGCGGCGCAGGGCGGCATCGTTTCCGAGGCGAAGACGGTCGGCGGCATCAACAAATCCATCGGGAGGGCGGGCGCCGCCGCCACCGGCGACGTCAACGCTGGGCAGTACAACGACACCAGCTACGGCAAGCAGTACTGGACCTTGGTACAGTCGGTCGGGGTTGGGGGGATGGTGCTATGATCCGCCCGCAGATCCGTGTCCGGCAGACCATCGACAACACCGCCGCGATGCGCCACGCCTTTCGCGAACTCGACGCCAGCCGTGTGCTCGCGGGCATTCCCGACGACAAAGACGCGCGTGGCGGCGACGACGCGCCGATCGGCAACGCCGCGATCGGCTACATCCAGGAAACCGGCAGCCCTGCCGCCAACATTCCCGCCCGCCCCTTCGTGAAGCCCGGCATCAAGACGATTCTGCCCGAGGTGCGCGATCTGCTGCGCGGCGCGGCGCGCGAGGCGCTGCGCGGCAACACGGGCGGCGTGATCACCGCCTTCAACAAGATCGGCCTGCTCGCGGTCAATTCGATCCGCGCCAAGTTTGTCGATAACGACTGGGCGCCGCTGGCCGACTCCACGCTTGCCGCGCGCGGGCGGATCGGCGGCAAGATGCCGAAGAAAAAGCGCGGCCAGGCGCGCGAAATGCCGCGCCGTCCGAACCCGCTGATCGTCACCGGACAGCTACGCAAGGCGATTTCCTATGTGATCCGGGGGCGCGGCGAATGATCGACGTGCGCGAACTGCTGACCGATCCCGACTTCGTCGCCGATATCCGCATCGTGCGGATCGTCCGCGGCGTCGACGATCACGGTCGCGGCATCGAAACCGAGACCGAGGGCACCATCCAGGGATCGGTGCAACCCGCCACCCCGCGCGAGCGCGAGGTGCTGCCCGAGGCGGACCGGATCAAGGAATCGCTGACGATCTGGACCGTCGCCGAGGTCGGCGAGGCCGATCGCCTGTTCTGGCAGGGCACGGCCTATCGGGTCGCCTCGATCGAGACCTGGTCTCCGCCGAACGATGGTTTCCGAAAAATCCTGGCAGTGAAGGAGGACGTGTCGTGAGCAACACCTCCGCCACCGGCGGTTTCCTTCCGGTTTCCGCGCCCGATGAACGCACCGTTGAAGACGTGTTGAACGCGCTGATCTCCGCTGTCGCCGGGTTGCCGCCGTCGCTGGTTCGCCCGCGCTTTCAGCCGCGTCCGCCAAAACAGCCGAACATGGATACCGACTGGTGCGCCTTCGGCATCACCGAATTTTCCCCCGGAGCGGTGCAACTGCTGTGCGGCGAAGCGGGCGCGGAGATCCACACCGAGGATCTGCTGACCGTCCTTGCCTCGTTCTATGGACCGAACGCCCTGCGCCTCGCCCGCCGCCTGGTGACGGGTTTGGCGGGGATTCCGCAGAACCGCGATTTCCTGCGGCGGCACGGCCTGGCTCTGGTTTCGACCGGCACCGCCACCCGCGCCCCCGATTTGTTCGGCGACACGTGGGTCACCCGCGTCGACGTGCCCCTGATCGTTCGCCAGGGCGAAACCGCCGCCGTTCCCGTGCTGCCCTTCCTGTCCGCACCCGTCGTCATCACCGGAGACCATCATCATGAGTAAGACCCTTAGCGTGCAGCGCGTCGTCAAGGTGGTTATCAACCTTTCGCCCAAGGCGGCGGGCCGCCGGAATTTCGGCGTGCTTGCGATCGCCGGGCCGAGCGCCGTCATCGACCAGTCCGAACGCATCCGCGAATACACCGGAATCTCCGCCGTCGCCGCCGACTTCGGCGTCGATGCGCCGGAATACGCCGCCGCCGAGATCTATTTCAGCCAGACGCCGCGCCCCAGCATCCTGCACGTTGCCCGCTGGCTGAAGGAGGCGGTACCCGCCATTTTGCGCGGCGCGGCGCTGACCGATGCCGAGGCCGCCCTGTCCGAGTGGACCGACACCGATGCGGGATCGCTGACCGTTACCGTCGGCGGCGTCGAAACCACGGTCAATGCGCTGGACTTCTCCGACTCCGTCACCCTGGAAGGGGTGGCCGGCATCGTGTCCGCCGCCCTGGTGGCGCATGGGGCAAGCTGCACCTATGACGGCACGCGGTTCATTTTGTCCTCCGTCGCCACCGGCGCGGCGGCGACGATCGGTTATGCCGAGGGCGCCCTGGCCGCGCAGATGAAGCTGACCGCCGAAACCGGCCTCGCCCCGGTGCCCGGCGCGGACGCGGAAACCCCGCTGGAATGCGCGACGGCGTTGGCCGACCGTTCCGGCGAATGGTACGGCCTGGTCTTCGCCGACACCTCCATCACCGTCGATCAGCATCTGGCCGTCGCCTCCTACATCAACGCGTCGGACCGCTCCCGCATTTACGGTGCAACGATCATCGACACCCGCGCGATGGACAAGACCTATACCCAGGATCTGGCCTCGCGCGCCAAGGCGGCGGGGATCAAGCGCATCCTCACCGCCTATTCGGCCAATCCCTACGCCGTGGTCTCGGCGTTCGGGCGGGCGTTCACCGTCAATTTCAACGCCAACCGATCCACCATCACCCTGAAGTTCAAGCAACTGCCGGGGATCACCGCCGAGAACATCGGCGAAACCCAGGCGCAGGCCCTGGCCGGGAAGAACTGCAACGTCTTCGCCGCCTACGACAACGACACCGCGATCTTCCAGGAAGGGGTGATGGCGGACGGCACCTGGTTCGACGAGGTCCACGGCACCGACTGGCTTCAGAACGCCATCCAGACCGAGGTGTGGAACCTGTTCTATCAGGGCAAGACCAAGGTGCAGCAGACCGATGGCGGGGTGAACCGCATCGTCGCCCGCATCGAGACGGTGCTGTCCGGCGCGGCGACCGACAACGGCCTGATCGCCCCCGGCACCTGGAATGCCGACGGCTTCGGTCAGTTGGAGGACGGGGACTACCTGCCCAAGGGCTACTACATCTACGCCGGTCTGGTGGATGACCAGGCGCAATCCGACCGCGAACAGCGCATCGCCCCGCCGATTCAGGTCGCGGCGAAGCTCGCCGGTGCGATTCACAGCGTCGACGTGCAGATCGACGTCAACCGTTAATCCAGGAGACCCCAGATGAGCAGCGTCTACAGCTTCAAGGACGTACACGCGTCGATCGACGGGCCGGGCGGAAACTTCCCCCTGGCCGGGGACGAGGCAGGCGCGGCGAAGGAAGGCATCACCGTCGAGGCCACCGGCGACCTCAACACCATGACCGAGGGCGCGGACGGGTCCTACATGCATAGCATGAACGCCAGCAAAGGCAGCACCGTCACCGTCCGTCTGCTCAAGACCAGCACGGTGAACGCCCAGTTGCAGGCCCTGTTGAACTATCAGCGGACCTCGGGGTCGCTGTGGGGGCGCAACACCATCACCATCCGCGACGTCGCCCGCGGCGAAACCATCACCTGCAGCGGCGTCGCCTTCGCGAAGGAAACCGGGCTGAGCTACACCGAACAGGCCGGCAACAACGATTGGACGTTCCACGCCGGCAAGACCGACCGTCAGCTCGGCAGCGGCTCCCCGGAAAAGTAAGAGGACATCATGAACGCCACCACCTTCACCGTCGGCAACCTGAAGATTTGTCCGAAGCGTATGCCGGCGCGCACTCAGTTTCACGTCGTGCGGCGCTTCGGCACCCTGTTCGGCAAAATCGCGGAGATCGACGCCGCCCGAAAATCGGATGGCGGATTGCTGGCCGCCGTCGGCCCGCTGGGCGACGTGCTGGCGGCGATTCCCGACGAACAGGCCGATTACATCCTCGACGCCTGCCTGTCCGCCGCCGAGGTGGAACAGACGGGCGGCCTGGGCTGGGCTCCGCTACGGGTAAACGGCGCGACGATGTATTCGCTCGACATGATCGGCGAACTGATCGTCGCGACGCATGTGATCAAGGCCAACCTGGCGGGTTTTACCGACGCCCTGTCCGCGCTTGGCATCGATGTGAGCCGGATCCGGGCGTCGATTGGGTGACCCTAGACACCGGCGAGGACTGGCTGATGCGGCCGGTGCTTCGCGGGTGTTGCAGGTTCGAAAGCCTGCTGGACGGAACCCTGTCCCTTTCGGACGTCGCGGACATCAACGACGCCCTCGACGTGCAGGATGAGAACGAGCGGCGGTACAGGGCCTTTCTGGAGCATAAATAAGTGGCGGATTCGGGGATCATTGCGGAGTTCCTGGCGGCGGTCGGTTTCGACGTCGACGAGAAGTCGCTCGACTCCGCCATGGGAAAGGTCAAGGGCTTCGGTCTGGCGGTCGGCGCGATCGCCGTCGGCGCCGCCGCCGCCGTGCTCAAGGTCGCCTCGGAATACGACGAACTGGGCCGCGCCTCGGAACGCCTCGACGTGCCCGTCGCCAAATTGCAGGAACTGCAATACGCCGCCGAACAGACCGGATCCTCCGCCGACGCGGTCACCCGATCCCTGGACGGCATCCGCGCCGCCAACCCGCGCATCAAGGATACCGCCGCCGCGCTGGAACTCGCCGGGCAGAACATGCGCGGCATGAGCCGCGCCGCCCGCGAAGCCTATGCCGCCCGCATGGGCATCGACCCCACCCTGATCCCGATGCTGATCAAGGACACGGGGGCGCTGAAGGACGAATTCGCCAAGATGTACGCGGTCGCCGGGATCGACGCGCAGAAAGCCGCCGAGGAATCCCGTGGCTTCATGATCGAACTCAGCAAGCTCGGCAAGATCGCGACGGTTCTGGCCGAGGCGATCAGCCTGTCCTTCATGGGCAAAATCCGGGGCGACGTCGAACGCCTGCGGCGGGGCATCGTCGATAACTTCGACAAGATCAAAAAGGTGATCGAAGGGATCATCTCGGTCGCGATGAGGATTGTCGGCGCGGTTTCCGCCATGGCCGGGCGGATCATCGGTTGGGTGATGCGCCTCGTCGACTGGTTCGACGGCCTGGACAAATCCCAGCAGCGGCTGGTGGCGGGCGCTGCCGCATTGCTGGCCGCGTGGCGACTGCTCAATCTCGGTTTCCTGGCCACGCCGCTCGGCGCGATCGTTGCCGGACTGGCCGCCGTCGTTGCCCTGATCGACGACTACATCACCTATATGGAGGGCGGCACCGCCTTCTTCGACTGGGGGCCGTGGGAACAGACCGTTACCCGCGTCGTCGCCGCTTTGCGACCGCTGGCGGGCGTGTTGATGGGCATCGTCACCGCACTATCCGCCGCGTTGATCCCGGCGATCGACACCGTGCTCGACCTGCTGTCCGGCATGGCGACGATGGTCCGCCACGCCATCGACCTGATTTACGCCCTGTTCACCGGTGATTTCCGAGGCGCACTCGACGCCGGGAAGGCCCTGGTCAATGCCTATTGCGATACGGTTAACCAGGCGTTCAACGGACTAGTGAACACCATCGCGGCCTACTTCGCCGCCCTGTGGCCGAGCATCGCCGAAAACTTCCCCGATTTCGCCCTCATGGCCGAAGCGGCGGCGAGCGCGATCGTCGAAGCCTTCGGATCCGCATTCGATTTTCTTGCCCGCCAGATGCAGCGCCTGACCGACTGGATGCCGGATTGGGCGAAGGACAAGCTGGGGCTTGGCGGCGGGGGCGGCATGTCTTCGGCGGCGCTGATTCCCGCCCCCGCGGCGGCGGCGGCGATCGCCGCGCCGGGCGGCGGCAGCGTGGCCCTGGACCAAAAAACCGAGATCAACGTCTATTCCTCGGCCGACCCGCAGGCGGTCGGCGCCGCCGTCGCCGGACGGCAGGATGACGTCAACGCGCGGCTCTTGCGCAACACCGTGGGGGCAACGCGATGATCGATCTCGACGGTCTTTCCCGTTCTCCCTCTCCGACCCTGATCCGCCCGCAACGCAGCCTGGGCGGCGTGGTGTTCGACGTGGTGATCGAAGAAAAGCACGAGGATTCCCTGATCATCACCGAACACCCGGTGGAAAAGGGCGCTCCGATTTCCGACCACGCCTATGCCAAGCCGAAGACGGTGGCCATTCGCGGCGGCGTCAGCGATTCGGGGGCATCCCTCGCAACGTCGGCGACCTCGGGCGAGGGGCGATCCGTCAAGCTGTACGACCAACTGCGCAGCCTGCAGGAAAGCCGCGAACCGTTCGAAATCGTCACCGGCCTGCGCAGCTATAAGAACATGATGCTCGAAACCCTGTCGGTGCCGGTCGACGCCACCACCGGCAACGCCCTGGTCATTACCGCGGACTGCCGCGAGGTGTTGATCGTCGAAACCAAGGCCACCTCGATGCCGCCGCGATCCCGCCATGCCGACGGCGCGAAAACCGGCGGCGTGTCCGACAAGGGCGACAAGCAGCTGCAAAACGACAAGCGCAGTGCGATTTCCGAGGCGGCGGGCGGCTCCGGCCATCGTCGACCGGGAGGTCCGGCATGAGCCGCTTCATCGTACCCCTGACCCCGGAACCCCAGACCTTCGGCATCGCCCTGGCCGGGGTGCAATACCGCCTGACCCTGCGCTGGTGCGGACAGGCGGAGGGCGGGTGGATGCTCGACATCGCCGACGCCGACGACGCCCCGCTGGCCTGCGGCTTGGCCGTCGTCACCGGCGCGGACCTGTTGGAACAATACCCGGACTTGGGCATCGGCGGCATGCTCTGGATCTATTCGACCACCGAACTGCCGCCCGGCTACGACGATCTTGGCGGCGCCATGCAACTGATTTTCGAAACGGAGGACTGAGATGGCCAGCACCGCAGTCTCCGCAGATCGTCAGTGGTTGCGCGCCTGCACCCTCGTCGTAGGCGGCGGGTCCGCCGGGCTGGACCTGTCGCAGCTGCGCATCAAGTTTGCCACCCACAAGGGCGACGTCGAGACCCCGAACAACGCCGACATCACCGTCTACAACCTGGCCCCGGAAACGCTTTCCCGTATCCGTGGCGAATTCAAGCGGGTGGTGTTGTCGGCGGGGTACTCCGGCAATTGCGGCGTGATCTTCGACGGTCAGATCCGGCAGGTGCGCACCCGCACCGAGGGCGCGGACACCCTAACCGAAATCACCGTCGCCGACGGCGACCGCGCCTACAACTTCGCGACCGTTTCCGCCACCCTGGCTGCAGGGGTCCGCCCCGCCGGACAAATCGCGGCGGCGGCGGCGGCGATGGCGGACAAGGACACCGCGCTGGGCTATCTGCCCGATCTGGCCGGACAGGCCCTGCCGCGCGGCAAGGTAATCTGGGGCATGGCGCGCAAGGTGCTGCGCGACGTCACCCAGAGTACCGATGCTTCCTGGAGCATCCAGTCCGGCCTGCTTCAGGTCTTGCCCGGAACCGGATATCTGCCCGGCGCCGACGTGGTGTTGACTTCGGCGACCGGGTTGATCGGTTCGCCGGAACAGACCAACGACGGCATCAAGGCACGCTGTCTGATCAACCCGCGTCTCAAAATCGGCGGCAGGGTCAAGCTGGACAACGCCAGCATTCAGACGGTCAAGGCCGACCTGAAACTCGGCGCCTTCGACAAGTCGGCCAAGCTGGATCGGGACGGCTGGTACCGCATCCTCAAGGCGGAATTCCTGGGCGATACGCGCGGCTCGGATTGGTACGCCGATCTGTTGTGCATCGGCCTCGACGATACCTCCCACATGCCTTTGGACAGGATCTGATCATGGATCGTCGCGAACGACAGGACGAACCGGTGGAGGCGCTGCGCGCCGCCCTTGACGGCAAGCAGGCGGAGATTTGGACTGCGTTGCCCGGCATCGTCGCCGCCTTCGACGCCACGGCGATGACGGTATCCGTGCAGCCCGCGATCAAGGGGTTGATCACCGGCGAGGACGGATCCGTGCGGCAGGCGTCCCTGCCTCTGCTGATCAACGTGCCGGTGATCTGGCCGCAGGGCGGCGGGTTCGTGCTGACCTTCCCGATTGCCGCCGGGGATGAGTGCCTGGTGGTGTTCGCCAGCCGCTGCATTGACGGGTGGTGGCAATCCGGCGGCGTGCAGGCCCCGACCGAGCAGCGCATGCACGACCTGTCCGACGGCTTTGCCATCGTCGGACCGCGTTCTCAGGCGCGGCGTCTGACTCCGGCGGCGGATACTCAGGCGGTGCAACTGCGATCCGTCGACGGTGATCAACACATTGCCATCGCGCCGGGTGGCGAGATCAGCGTCCGCGCCACCACCAGCATCACTCTCGAAGCACCGCTGCTGGTGCTCAAGGGGGCGATCTCGATGCAGGCGATCGACGGTGGCGCGACCACGGCGACACTCGACGGTCAAATCGTGGTGACCGAGGACGTCGTCGCAGGCGGCATATCGCTCCACGGCCACACCCATCGCGACGTCCAGCCGGGACCGGGATCCACGGGGGTGCCGCAATGATGTACCGCCGCCTCGACGCCGATCGCGATTTCACCATCGGCCACGGCTCGTCCGACCACCTGACCGACGTGCCGGAGGCCGTCGCCCAGGCGGTTTCGACGCGACTGGCGCAGCTGGCCGGCGAATGGTTCCTCGACCTCACGGACGGCACCCCCTACGTGCAGGGGGTGTTCGGCAAACACACCAAGCAAAGCTACGACCTGGTGCTGCAAAGCCGCATCCTCGACACCGAGGGGGTCTCCGCGATTCTGTCCTACGAAAGCGACTTCGACCCCGATACCCGCAAACTCACCGTCTCGGTCGAGATCGACACGATCTACGGCCCCGCCAGCGTGACGGAGGTGCTTTAGATGGCCCTTGCCACTATCGACGAAACCGGCCTGCACCTGCCCGACTATTCGGCGGTGCTGGATAGCGTGCAGACCGCGATGCGCGGCATCTATGGCGAGGACCTCTACCTTGAGGCCGATAGCCAGGACGGGCAACTCGCCGCGATCTTCGCCGAAGCCCTGTACGATGCCTATAACCTGGCCGGATCGGTCTACAACAGCTTTTCCCCGACGTCGGCGCAGTACGTGTCCCTGTCGCGACAGGTGGCGATCAACGGTATTCGTCGCAAGACCGCAACGTATAGCACCGCGGCGGTACGCATCGTCGGCGCGGTCGGGACCGTGTTGACCGGCGCCATCGCACAGGACGGGCAGCAGGTCAATTGGCTGATCCCCGACGGCACCGCCATCCCGCTGGCCGGGGAAATCGTCGTCACCGCCACCGCCGAAACCGCAGGCGACATCCGCGCCGCCGCCGGCGACATCTCCATGATCGCGACCCCCATGCTCGGCTGGCACTCGGTAACCAATCCCGAGGCCGCCACCCCCGGAGCCGCCGTCGAACTCGATGCCGCGCTGCGTCGCCGCCAGAAGATTTCCACGGCGCGTCCGTCTCGGACGGTACTGGACGGCATTGCCGGAGCGGTGGCCGAGATCGAGGGGGTGACGCGGGTCAAGCCTTACGAGAACGATACCGACGAGGCCGATGCCGACGGCATCCCGCCGCATACCATCAGCCTGGTGGTCGAAGGCGGCGATACGACCGAAATCGCCGAGGCCATCGCGGGCAAGAAGGCCCCCGGCTGCGGCACCTTCGGCAACACCGCGGTCACCGTGACCGACAAATACGGCATGCCGATCACCATCCGTTTCTGGCGACGGGTCGAGGCGGCGCTGAAGGTGCGGATTCGGCTGCGCGCCCTGGCCGGGTACCTGGCGGTCACCGGCGAGGAGATCGCAACCAACGTCGCGGCCTTCATCAACGCCCTCGACATCGGCGAGGACGTGCTGCTGTCGCAGATCTACACCCCGGTCAACGCCGCCAACGGCAGTCCGAAGACGTTCGACGTGCTGGAAATCGCCCTTGCCCTCGACGGCGGGGACTATGCCGTCGCCAATCTGGCCATTCCCTATAACGCCGCCGCCGCCTGCACGGCCGCCGATGTCGAGGTGATCGTCGAATGACCGACAACCCCTACCTCGACCGCATCACATCGCAACACCGGCAGCGGCCCAAGTTCGTCGCCGTCGTCGATGCGGTGACGCGCCCGGCGGTCGAAATCCAGGAACTGCTGGAACGGATCCGCCACGCCTTCGACCTCGACGACGCCGTCGGGGTGCAACTCGACCAGGTCGGCGAATGGCCGGGGCGGACGCGCCACCTTTCAACGCCCCTTGAAGGCGTGTATTTCGCCTGGAACGAGGAAGGCGTGGGCTGGAACGAAGGGTCGTGGAAGGGCCTCTACGATCCCGAAAGCGGCATGATCTCGCTCCCCGACGACATGTACCGCCTGCTGCTGAAGGCCAAGGTCGCCGCCAACGGCTGGGACGGCACCCGCGACGGCGCATACGCCATCTGGGAAGCCGCCTTCGCCGACATGGGTCTGATCATCGTGATCCAAGACAACCAGGACATGTCGATCATCGTCGGCGTCGCGGGCATCACACCGAGCACCATCGTCGAACAACTACTCGTCCGGGGATACATCCCTCTCAAGCCCGCCGGCGTGCGAATCACCTATTACGCGGTGGCCACCGAGACCGGCCCTCTCTTCGCCTGGAACTGCGATTCCCCGGCGTTGGCCGGTTGGAACGAGGGCTCCTGGCCCCGAATCATCAAACCCGTGGAGACCTACGATGCCCCTTAACGAAGGCGCAATTTCCCAAATCCTGCCGTTCTGCACCGAGGGGACGATCGCTGCTGGTGACCTCCTGTCGCTGGAGGACTACGCCACTTTCACCCAGCGCCTTCGCGGACACCAGAAAGGCATGGCACTCCGCGAATTGCATAATCGGGCCTTGCGGCAGATCTCGCTGATCGCGGCGGGTTTGGCGCAGTACATCGCCAACCGCTATGCCACCGGGGTGATCGACGACGGCGACCTCGACAAGATCGAGGCGGGATTGGTGGCCGCGATCCAGGCGCAGATCGACGGCGCGGCCCCGCCCAACGCCTCCACGACGGTCCGGGGCATCGTCGAACTGGCGACGACGACGGAAACTCGCGCGTTGGAAAGCGGCACCCTTGCCGTTACCCCCTCCGGCCTTGGCGCCGCGCTGGCGGATGCCCTGGGCAGCATATCGATCCCCGCCGACATGCTGCGCGCGTCCGTGTCCGCCACGGTGACCGCCGCCTATCCGGCGACGGCGCTGGCGGCGGCGGCGGTCGAGGGCGTCGTCACCCTGGATTTCGCGGCGCGGGACAACCACGCCATTGCCGTGGCGGCGGCGATTACCTTCGCCCTGCCGACCGGCGGGGTGGTGGGCAACCAGTACTACGTCGAGGCGACGCAAGACGCCACCGGCGGCCATGCCGTCACCTGGGCGGCGGGCTGGATCGTCCGTCAGGGCGAGTGGTCCACGGACCCCGGCGCGATCAATTGTCTGTACGTCACCATCACCGGCGGCGGCCCGGTGGTCGATATCGCGCAAGCGGCGGAGGTCTAAGCCATGGCGATCACCCGGCGCAAACATCCCCCCCTTGGCCGTTGCGGCGACCCCGGCGACGATATCGCCTATAGCTGCACCCTCAATGGGGCGCAGTATCTGACCCGCACCGAAACCAAGGCGGCCACCGGCGCGGCAAAAACGTGGTCCGTGTGGGTGCGGTGGCTGGACATTGCCGCCGCCGACATGTGCCTGATGGACGGCATCGTTGGGAGTGTCTCGGCGACGTGGATTATGAACTACGGCAGCGGTGCGCCGTCAAAACTGCAATACACCGACCGCAACAACACCACCCTGACCTTCGCCCGCGCCATCCGCGACGTGGCCGGGTGGTATCACTTGCACCTGACCTATGACGGGGCCAGCACCTACACCATGCAAATCAACGGCGAAACCATCGCCACGTCCGGGTCCGTCCCGGCTTGCTATTGGGGGTATGTCGGATACCTCTACAGCCTGTTCAAAGGCTACGGTGCATTTGGTTACTTCAAGGGCGCGGCGGCGGAATACATCCACATTGATGGACGTGCCGCCCTGTCCACCGAGCTTGGTTACATCAATCGCTATGGGGTCTGGGTCCCTCGCCAGTTCGCGGGCCAGGGCGCGGCGGCCTATGGCGCACAGGGCTGGCATCTGGATTTTGCCGACCCGCTCAACCTGGGGCACGACGTGTCCGGCAACGGCAACCACTGGACGCCTTCCGGTCTGACCGCTGCCAGCCAGAGCGCCAACACTCCGACGCACGGCTTCCCGGTGCTGGCCTATAACGACCGCTACGCCGCCAACGTCTCCAACGGCGGGCGGACGATGACCGCCAACAGCGGCAGCGGCGGCTGCGAAATGGTCACCGCCACCACGCCGATCCCGCCCACTGGCAAGTGGGTGTTGGGGGAGGTGGTGGCCGACACCACCAACACCAGCATGTCCGCCGGGGTTCGGCGCGGCGGCGCGCGGTCGCGGCAAGGTGGAGCCGGATCGCTGGGGGTCAGCAATTGGCATCTCGGCGAATGCGGCTATGCGTTCCAGGGATGGATCGCCAAGGATGGTTCCACCGTACAATCCGGCCTTGCCACCACGGCGGTGGGCGCGGCGCTGATGGTGCTGTACGACGCCGACGCGGGATTGCTGTCGTGGCGCAACGCCGCCGGGCAGATCGGCGCGGCGGTGTCCTATGCCTGGACCCCCGGCCTGGTCTTTGCCGTCAGCAAGACCGACACCTATGGCGGCGCGACCGTCAACTTCGGCGACCGCGCCTTCGCGCTGGCCGTGCCGGATGGCTACAAGTCCATGGCCACCAACAATCTGCCGTGTCCGCCGATCAAGCGACCGGCGCGTTACGTTACCACCCGCCTGCGGTCGGCCTCCGCCGGGGTGACGGACTTGCCCTGGGACGCAACGACGATCAAGACCGCCGTCCTCTCCAAGTCTCGCAACAACGCCACGGATTGGCGGCTCAACCTCTCCACCCGCGCGGGGCGCGCCATTGCGATCAACGGCAGCGCGGGCGACTTCGCCGAGGCGGACGGCCTCACCTTCACGGGGACGGGCTACACCATCGGGGCCGCCGCCGCCTATGCAGGCAACCGGCTGGACCTGATCTGGCGGGCGGCGCGGTGCGCCGGGTTCGATATCCTGACGATCGCGCACACCACCGGCACCGCCACCACCGTAGCCCACAACGTGGGCGGCGCGGTCGATTACGCCTGGGTGCTCAACCTGTCCACCGGCACGATCAAGCGCATCTATCATCGTCTCGGGCTGGCCGCCGGGCAGTATCTGGCGCTCAACACCCTGGATGCCGCCGCCACCGATGCCGGGTGGTTCGCCTCGACCGCCGTGGATTTGACCCTGGGGGCAGGGCTGCCCACCGGCACCTATGCGGTGCTGGCGTGGCTCGGCGTGCTGGGATTTTCGGATTTCGGCAGCCACGTCGGCAACAGCTTGGCGGACGGCCCGACCGACCTGATGGACTTCGCGCCGCTGTTCATGGTCAGCAAAAACGCCAACCAGGGTAGCAACTATCACACCCTGCAAGACATCGCGCGCAGCCCGGTCAACCCCGTTGATCTGCGGCTGTGGCTTTCCGACGCCGCTAGCGAAATCAGCAACGGCGACGGCACCTGCGATTTCGTCTCCACCGGCGTCAAGGTCCGCACCAGCCACTTCGGCCTTAACGGTTCCGGCAACACCATCATCCGCGCCGCCTGGGCCGCCTGCCCCGGCAAATTTGCCCGCGCGAGATAATCAGGAGGATCATCATGCCCAATCCGCAATTTGCGATTTGCAACCCCAACACCCACGAGCACCTCGGCAACGCCGTCAGTGGGCGGGGGATCAAAACCTGGGATGACCGCACCATCAGTGACGCCACCCTGCGCAGCCGTGCCGACAACCTGGCTGACGGGCTGATCCCGATCACCGATCCCTGCGGCCCGGACGGACGTCTCTACACCGTGACGCATCAGGACGTGGCCGTCGATTGGCCCGATGCCGCCCTGGTCTACACCGCCGAGGCAATCCCGGCGGCGGAGATCCGCGCTGACCGCATCGCCGCGATCAAGGCGCAGGCGGCGGGGATGCTAACCGGCACCGATTGGATGGTCATCCGCGCGGCGGAGGGCGGCACGGCGCTGCCCGCCGCCGTGGCGACCTATCGCGCCGCCGTCCGCGCTGCCTCCAACGCGGCGGAGGCCGCGATCATCGCCGCCGGTGACGATGCCGCCGCGATCCTGGCCGTCACCCCGGCGTGGCCGGAAACCCTGAAAACGGAGGGCTGATCCATGCTGACCATCATCGCCCTGGCCCTGCTGCTGATCCTCTGGCGCGTCGCCGAGGCCGTCGCCGTGCTGGCGCTCTGGCGCCGGTGGCTGGGCGGCATGGGGGGGGATTTCCCGCGCTCGGTCAAGGTCTCCGCGCTGTGCCTTTACCTCGTCGGTCTGATCGCCCGCGCCTCCGGGGTCTGGCCCTGGCGCTGGGATTGGGCCACCCTGCTGATCGTCGCTGTCGCCTGCGCGCTGGTCTGCCTGTGGTTCCTGGTCGCCCACAACAACGGCGGGGGGAGGCAGGCCAGGAGGGACCGCAGCGCTATGGCTGGGCGGGCGAGGGCTATCCCTGTGCCTATGCGCGCCAGGAGACGATCCCCGAGATCAAGCTGTTCGGCCTCACCGTGGTTTCGCGCGGGGCCTGGACCGAGGTCGCCGAGCTGTGGCTGGGCGGCGTGACCGGCGCATTCATCGGCGGCGCGGTCGGCCTCAACGAGGCGGCAATCACCATCACCAACCTGTTTCACTGATGACTATCCCCCGCCGGAATCTTTCCCGTCGCATCGTCGAAATGATCCAAGCGGTGCCGCATACCACTTATGCCGAGCCGTTCGTCGGCATGGGCGGCGTATTTCTGCCGCTACGATCGGGCGGAAACGCTGTTCTATCTCGACCCGCCCTATTGGGGAACCGAGGACTATTACGGCAAGGACATGTTCGGCCGGGCCGATTTCGAACGGTTGGCGGCGGTGTTAAGGGATGTTCAAGGCCGCTTCATTCTGTCGATCAATGACCGACCGGAGGTGCGCCAGGTGTTCGACGGATTCGCCATTACCGAGATATCGACCACCTATTCCGTGCGCGGCGGCGGTCACTCAAGCGCGGCAGCCGAGTTGATCATCACAAATGTTCCCGCTCTTGGTTTCTCAGCAACCCTGACTGGTGTATCCTGCCCCGGTTGA